GAAACAAAATTGCCTAGGGTGTCTTTAATTTGACTAGGAGATTTTGCTCTGACTAAGGCTTGAGGATCTTTTAAATAGTTATTTATACCTTCTTCAGATACTCCCCCCAACGCTGATAAAAGCTTTTTACCTTGAGCTTTGATAGCTTTGCCCACTAATGGAATAGCTTCCAATGCTCCAGTCAAAGCCGCAGCTGAAGTTCCAACCTGACCTAGATCTAGTCTTTCTTCAGGCTTCATGAAGCCAGTAGGAACCTCTACAGCCTGTTTTAATGCCTCACCCGCCACCCCAGTAGCGGAAGCCTCGGCAATACGTCTCCCAGCCTGTGCTAGAGCTTCTGGAAGGAGTTTCGTCACAGGGGCAACTTCTAGAACTGGGGCAAGAGCACGCTCTACGCCAGCGACTGCAGCTTTTCCAACGGTCGCAACCCCTTTGCCTAACCCCATTGGAGTGACTAAAGCTCCACCGATTTCGGAAGCTAATGAAACTCCAGGGAGCTGAGCCTCTAATCCACGGCGCCTTGCCACGTCTTGCTCAAACTCTTTTTTGAGTCTGACTGAATCAATGGATTTTGAGAAAAAGTCTTTTAAACCTTCTGCCTCAAATCCTGAATCAATGAGATTTCCAATCACAGAGTTAACGCCAGAAATGACAGGCTCACTGACCCCAAAGGTAGCCCCTTCAAGAGCAGACCTAGCTGCAGTTTCAATCTTTTCAGCTCCAATAGGTTCGGGTTGAACTTGTTTTAAGTTCTCGGCCTTCCATTTCTCTTGAGCCTGAGAGATGAGCTGTTCCCTTTGAAACTTTTGTTGTGCTAAGTCGATCAACTCTTGACGTGTTGGCATGTTACATCCCCAAGTATTTTTTTAGGTCATCCGAAGACATTTTATTAAAATCAGGCATCGCCGGAGCTGCTTGAGCCGAAGGAATTTCTGTTAAAATAGGTTTTTCGATGAGAGGAATTTTAGTAATTCCAACTTCTTTTCCTGTCAAAGCTTGATTAATCAATTCTTTATTACTTTCCACGGCTCCAGACAATCGATTTACAGTCGTTGCCGCTTGATTTCTAAACTCAGGAAGATCCCTACCCCAAAAAGGCCCTGGACCTGTAATGTTACCTATTTGATATTCTAAAAGACTTCCTAATCTTCTAGCTTCTTCTGCTCCGACAGCGTCACTCCCTTGCGTAGAATTTAAAACTTTCAACAAGCCTTGACCTGCTTTTATTTTTTGAGTTTGATTGATTTTTGGATCATCAAAAAGTTTTACAGTTTGAGCAATTTCATTTGCGATTGCGGTTTTTGTAGCACTATCTTTAGATAAATTTTCAACCATGACTTTATTAGGAGGACTTAATTGATCTAGTGTTCTTTTGTTTGAACCTAATTCAGTCATCAATTTTTGTTTTTCTAAATTTAATTTTTCTTTAGATAATGCGAATTCTTGCGTTTGTCTTTCCTCTGCACGAGCTGAAGCTTTTTGAGCTCGTTCTTCAGCAGAGAGTTTTAAGGCAGATTCTAACATTTTAGACTGACCTAACTGCAATTCTTTTTGACGTTCTCTTTCTCGTTCTTTAGAGAGTTCTAACGTTTTTAAACCTGATAAACCTGCTTCTCCACCTACGGCACCCCCACGAGCACCCCCAATTGCAGCTCCTACGAGAATGGGAGCTAGGGCAAGAATAGCTTGAGGTAAAAAATTATTTTCTTCAGGTTTAGGTTCTTGATTTTGCCGAATAGAACCTAATAACTTAAGCATTAAATCGTTTTGTGAACTATTTTTCGAGTCCATTAGACTACCTCGCCATTTTTACGAGTGAAAGGTTTATCTGTTCCAAAAAATGAACAAAGTTTTTTAAAGCTTTTACTCAACAAAGTATTATCGTTTTTTTCTAAAACTGCTTTTAAAATGATAGGTTTTCCAATCCATTTATTAAAAAACTTAGATCTTGGAATAGTATCACCTATTTTTTCAGATAAAATGTAATAACCTCTTAAGTCAGTTAAATTAAGTTCATCTCTCATTTGTCTTGCTACTTCAAGTTGATGAATAGATGAAATCACTTCAGGTTTATTTTTATATATATTTAAAACTTTATTTAAATTGCTTTTAGATTCTTCAATAATAAATTGAGCTTCAGCTTTTGGAACAAAACAAAGGAGAGAGGTTTCAATAGTTGCAATAACAACGCAAGGGCTAAGTTTTTGCCAGAAACTTCTATCATCTTTTCCGACTTGAGCAGCTTGAACCTGACCTTTTGCTGCAGCTTCTGCCATTAATCTTTGCCCTTCAAGAGATGCCGCAATTTGTTCACGCGCTAGTTTTTGAGCAAGTTCAGCAAACTTTTCTTTCTGAGTTTGTTCAATATTAAACATGGTTCTACCTAACAAACCCTGTTCCTCGCCCACATTCCTTTGTTGTTCTAATTGTTGAGCAAGTCTAGTTTGTTGAGCTTGTGCTGCTCCTCCACGAACACCCATTTTTGCTTGTTGTGCTGCAAGTTGTCTTTGAGCTGCTTGTTGTTGAACAGCTAAGTCTCTAGCTAGTTGTTGACGTTGAATCAATTCTTCTTCAGAACCAAGTCGACCTGTGAGTGTAGAAGGAGGTTTATAAAAAGGTTGATTTCTTACTGAATCAGGTTTCACAATATTTATTGCCATATATCACCTCAAAAATATAACAGTTGCTGTTCCACTTCCCGCAGTCGTTTTTTTTAAATAAACATAGTCCTTGGACCATGGTGTATCCCCATCAACTATATCCTGAGTTGAGGATCTGACAATAATTCTTTGTGTGGGAATCACTCCTAGATTATGCCTAAAAGATTGCTCGTCATTTCCAGAAAATGAAAAGGTAGCTTCAAAGCCTTCAAAGTTTTCAGTCAATCTTAATTTATTAAGACCTGTCGCCAAATCTCTAAGGGAATTCGCAAGATCAACTGATAAATACCTAACCGTATCTTCAATTGCATCGCCAGATCTAAAGATTTTAAACCCTGAGAACTTCATTTTACTAACCTTGGTTTATATGGAGCTGCAATGGAGAACTCATACCCAGTTACGTTAATATTCTTTTGCATCTCATCATTGAAAAGAACTGCCCTAACTGATTTGACTCGGTTATTATTTAACTTCTTAATATAGGTAGGTTCACTTGGGTCACCCCATGGGCTTGTCCCATATGGAGCTAATCCATAGCCTTCTCCACCGATTTCTACAGTCACCTCAGATTTTGTGTCTTGAATCCAGTTAACTTCAGTCCTGAATGTGAGAATAAACTCATTCTCAATCGCTCCGGTACTAAAAATAGAAACCCCAATGAAAGACTTCAAGATACTTGCTTCACCTAAAAAATCCCATGCTGACTTCCAATAGCATGTAATTGCCTCATCATTGGCAGCATAGTCATATCGGGTATTAGTCGTATGTAATCGATATAAATTGTATCTCAATGCGCCAGAGTATCCTGAATAGTCTCTTTCTGTAAAAAAGACGTTATCTTTATATTCTACTACACCACCACCTAAGTTATAAATATCCCACTCAAGCCATGCATCTCTTGGATACTCGTAAACAAACGTGACAGAGTTTGAATTGCAATAGACATTCCCTGACTGAGTACTTTCGCAAGGAATGAATAACCAATATTTCTGATTGATACGATCATGAAAACTGACTGATCGTTTGAGCTTCCAAATTTTTTGAGAGTCAGATTCTCCAATTTGGTCAAAAATAGGATCTATGCGACTCACAAATGGGTTTTGTTCATATTGACCCAATCCCCTAGGCACCTGCCCGCCTTGAAGGATTCTTGGACCTTGAAGGCTCATGAACATTAATGCGCCTCTCACGTCTTGAATTGAAGCATGAGCGGCACACCCAATATCATTTGCAATCTGATCAACTCGGTAAGATCCTCCTGAAAAATCCCCTGATAAAACGTGAATGGACTTGCTTTGAAAGATAATGAAAAACTCATTACTAGGGGCAATTCCTGTGATTCGATCCCCAACAATATCATTCACAATCACTTGATTATCAGGAATAGGGAAGTATTCAGGACTTTCAATATCTGAAAATGAGCAAGTATTGACATCACTTAGAGAGCCAGAGACTGCAAGAAGCCCTTGAAAGGAATTAATATACCTTCCTTTTGGAGGGGGGCTGCGATCGGTGGCAGGTTCTATATACACAGCCCCTAAGTTAGCATCTGCAATATTATCTCTATAAGTTTGAGTGCTAGTGAATGAATTATTTGGAAGTTCTACTAGGTCATACCAGAGTGTTGGTGTACTCGCTGAGTTCTTAGATCGATATAATCGAATCCTCAGATTATTAGAGATCACTGCGTTATCAGCAACATTGACCGCAGCGCCAGAAATAGTAATCGTCGTTGAAGCAATAGCAGTTACGGTGCGCTCTACATAACTTGCGCTCACTCCATCGTAAAAATAGGCCGTGTCTCCTACCTTCATGGTGTGACCTGTGCTTGTTCCATTATCAACGGTAATTGTCGTAACTCCTGCCTGTAATCCATTCACTACAGCACAGTTTGTATTATACCCACTTGCAGCAAGAACATTACTTACAGTGACGTCAATTTGATTACCGTTGTAGTCTACGACGTTTGATAAAATCCAATTCCCTTCAATCTCATTTCCTTGATTATCTTTTTGAAGAATGCTGACTTTATAACTGTAGTTATCAACTCCTAAAACTCCAGCCACGGTAGAATCAGCGAGAGAAATAGACCCACAACTAGGGACACCAGCATTATAAACATTTTGACCGTCATACTTCTTTACCGAATCATATCCGTTTGAAAGATATAAAATATTGTAGAGTTGAACCCCTGAGGTGTTCTCAAAGTTAGAATCATTCTTATAGGTAGAGTTTCCTGGAAAAACAGTACTCGGTGAATTAAGCTGAGTCCAATACCGCGTAGTCAATGAAAGACTAGCTGCTTTGAGATCATAATCAATGGTTGTATCTAAAAAAGCCGCTGGCATTGTGCTCACAGTTGCTGAAGCTGAAAATCCAGTTATTGCATTAATAGCTGAGACTAGACTTGAAACGGCTACTGGAGACCCTACGTCAAATCCTAGTCCTAAACTATAATTAAGAACCTGACTTGTCCCTTCATTGATTTGACAACGATACTCTGAATTATCGTCATCGTAAAAGATACTTAGGGAACAAAAGCTTGCTGATCCTGAATAGGTAACTGTAAAAGTACTTTCAGACAATTTGTGACAATTACTATCAATTGAGATTAGCTCAACCGTCTCCGCTCCAGTAGTAGTATTGTAAGTCTTATAAGTGAAAAGGCCACATCCACCTTTAGTTACTGCAGATGATTGAAAACCCTTTGGTTTTTCTATTGCTCCGGTATTAGTAAATTGAATATTTCTCAGTGCGGTTGCGTACTGTTCAGGGAATTTAAGATCCGATGACTTGTAGTCTACACCTGCAAGATTCTCGTATCTCTTAACAAACTGATATTGTACGGCCACCACTCACCTCTAAAGTTCATATCCTAAATAAAATGGATCAATGATTGGAATTCTATCAGGATCGTTATCAGGCTCAGAGAATGCCATTCTTAGGGTATTCTCAATTTTACTCATCAATGCTGCAACTTCTTGCTGATCAGTACTAGAATCACGAACAAAGATTCTCAT